ATCCGTATTTGCGTCCTGTGTTTTTTTTATTTCATTTCCTTCGTCGGTAGGGGAATCCGACTTTTGCCCCTCAACCGCAGGTTCGGCCCCTGCTTTTGCCGTGGTTTTTTCGTCTGCCATGTGCTTTTCTCCTTGTTTTGTTGTCCATGCGGTCAAATCGGCTCTGATCGAATGGCAATAAAAAAGGGCGGCCCTCCGATTTCTCGGAAAGTCGCCCCAGTTTTCCTGATAGCGTTATGTGCTAACTAATTAACAACCCTTATAATTTGATAAAGCCTCCGCTAGTCCGTCGATCCTTGATATTTCTTTTCTAAATAATGCTGGAAGCGAATCATCGAGCTTTTCAATAATCTGTACGTTCTTCGTCGATGCTGGCAAAAGCCTAAAGGCTTCATGCATTAAGTTATCTATTGCCGTCCTCAAATAATCCAACTGCCTCAATACTGTGTAAGTATCCATAGCCCTCCATTTTCTGAATAGGATTAAAATTTAGTGGTTGTTTCTACGTTAAATTCTCCCTCACTCTTGTTTTTTGCATGAATGATCTTCCCGTCATTAAAGGAAATCTTTATCTCTCCGAAAAACGGCTTACCGTCATGATCCTTAATAATGTACCCGTCTTTCTCATATACCTTCTTCACGTTCCTTAAATGATCGAGTAGTCGTTTCATTATTTCCCTTTAGTGTTCTGCAATATTGCGTAAAGCTGCGCCTTTGCGTTGCGAAGAGTCATTGGCTTTCTACTGAATCCCTGGGGATGGTTTGGTGACACTACCTTTGCCCCCTTGCTGGTCCGTTTTATTTTGTATGGCACTGGCCTTTACCCCCTCGGATAATCCCGCTTTTATTAAATCTGCTTGTATTTGTTCTTTATTTGTTGCCTGTTTCTTGTCCGTGTCGCTTATCTTCTGCTTTGTTTTCATAACGGTATCAGACGACGGTTTCCCGGTCATATCTTCCTCGCCCGGCTGAATCCCGATCCTTGAAAGTACCTGGGCCCTCTCGCTTTCGGTTAGGAATTGGAATATTTTGTCAATCTGGATATATTCTCGGAAGTCCGGGGTCTGATCTTGAATCATCTTTTTATGCAGGTCTGCATGCTCAATCAAAACCGTCTGGTAACGCTGTGGGAGTTCTTTAAATTCGGGAGATATGATAAACTTGCGGTGTGTTTCGTAATGTGTTGCGTGGTTATCGTATTTAAAGAAAGGATCATAGACAAGAACATCATCCTCGCCTGTTGCCTTATTCGGTTCACAAAGCATAACCGTTAATTCCCCGGACGCAACTGAGGTATTTTCTTGTTCTGCCCTGTCAACGTCATTATTGGTTTCATCGGTGAACGTGGTCATACCCAACCGTTGCATGATTTCTTGCCGGACAGTCGGAGATATTTCGCCTTCTTTAAAAAATCCGTTCTGAATCATTTGCAACATCATCTGCGCCTGGCCTGATTTTGTTTGAATCAACCCGGAATCGAGCTCAAGTCTAACGTCGCTATTCCCCTTTAAATCGGATGCCTTAAACCTGGTTATCTTAACCTTATTGCCCTTCCCAAGCGTCTTGACAAGTCTTTCCTCGGTGTAAACCTCTTGTGCCACCAGGAGCCGCTTCTTATAAACCCTTGTTAGAGATCGATTAAACCTCTCCAGGTCGGGGTATCTGCCCCTTTCGGCGGTTTCCCGAAGGCTATCTGTTAAAACACCAGAGGCATTTGCCGACGGTTGTTGGCCCCGGAGTACGTTTTTAGGATCACCGGAAGCATCTTGCATCTGTTCTTTCTGTAATCTTCTTTCCTCAAGAACCTGGACAGGTAAAGGTGTTCCCTCCTTAAATTCTGGTTTCTGGCCCATGATGGGGTTGTAAGATAATGCGATAAATCCATGACCGCCTATCGCTATTTTCTTCAATCCTATATCACCAGGGGTTATTATTTTGGGCCTTCCAATGCCTTTCCTATTGACCGCAAGTGCTTGATCTATCTCATTGATGATGTTCTGTGGGGATATGAGGTCAGAAACGCCTGGATCGGACCAGAACCGACCAGGAACATAATTGTAATGGAAATCTGTAAGGGAATAATACCAGCCTTCTTTTGTTGCCTTTATCGGCATCCGATCAACTTGCTTAATGATCTTGCCGCCGCAACAAACAACATAAAGGCCCTGGGGAATTGCCGGGGTAGGTTTAAATTCCACTTCCCTAAACATTATCAAATCGTCGTCGTCGTCAATGTTCTGCACCACCATGGGCCTACCTTTCCATGGTGACACATTGGCGACCAGCTTCGCCAGGTACCGTTGATAGTCTATTTGTGTTTTGTTTTCGTCCTTGTTGCTGATCTTTACTTTAAAGGTATCCTCAACCCATTCCTTGTCCTTCAAGGTCTGGATTCCAACCCATCTTTTTTTCTCAAGAGAATCGCCCAGGGTATCAACCCTTACGTTGAAGGGAAGTACGCACTCGGCAGCCACATCGCCGGTTTTCTTTCCATCGGGCAGCCATAACCCACCATCCACATCGGCATAAGTACGCATGAAAGTCGTACCGGACAGGCACAATAAAATACACAGTTTTTCCTTCTCATCAAAAAACCGGGCATCCTGATTCTGATCCATACTGACAAGTAAATTCTGACCAGCATCGGACGCCTGAACATCCTCTTTCTCGTCGGTGTTAGGCCATACCCTCGGAACCATCTTTTGATTCATCAACATGGCCTTTATGGATCTCACATATTCCCTGATCTCGTTTGATACAGGAGTAGGAAGATAAGTGCTTTGCATCCTTCTCCTAAACTGGCCCGTGGACGGAAGATACTCAAGGTACTGTTCGCCCAGGTAATAAAGAATGTTTCTTGAAATAATCTGCTCGATCATGGTTCTGGTAGTGTCCAGCCGATCATCAAAGAAGGTATCTATTGTTCTTTTGAGCTTATCCTTATCCTTAAAGATTTCCTTTTTCATTATTGGACCTTTAATAAAATTTTTCCGATGAGTATTCGCAACCTTCTTATTTCATCTTTTAAATACTCAATTTCGAGCCCTATTCCCTTTTCCCATACCCTAAGTTTTTCTTCCTCTGACATTTTTTCAAGATGCTCACTCATACGGGTACGCCTCGCTCCTGGAGATCATAAATTTCTTCCGGTGTTAAGGGTGCAGCTCCTTCTTTTAATGCCACTTCGCCCTGCACAAAGGTTTCATAGTTCCTGGCCATCAGGCGGTTAAGTAAATCCCGTTCCCTGGCCTCGTTAGCTTTGGCCTGGGCATGAAGGCAACAAGCCTGGTACAGTACGACGAAAACCAAAACTACTATCGCTATTAGCTCACCATTCATAAAGTCCTAGCTCCATTTCTTCGGCTATCTTGACTTCTTCCATTATTTGTTCAAGTTCCAGGTTCTTTACTTCGGTTGCGTCCTTTGGCGGCCTGGTTATTATTGTTGGGCCCTCCACTTCCGGGAATGTTGCAAATATGCCCTTTTTCCCATGGTCGAGAATCCGGGCCAGGGCATCCAGCATGTCGTCATGGGCGCCCACCGGGAATGTCTTATATTCTTCCTCGATGAATACCTTGGTCAGATCAACCGTTTTCCCGTCAGAGCGTGGCCTTATGCACATCTGAGGCAGATAAATTCTGCCCTGTTCGAAAATCGGCACTAAAGCCCTTATCCGGTCCTCCTTGCCAACCTTGCCGCCCAGGGGATAAATCGGAAATCGGTAATTCTCCTGGTTCATAACGTACTGAATATGCTCAATGTCACTCTGCATCCCATATTCCTCATAACCTGTGGCAATGGGGCGGTACATCTTGTGCAACCCAAAAACGGTTTGTGTCCGTTCCGTAAGGTTCAGCCTATCTCTGATCATGTCAATCACGTAATAATTGCGGTCAAATCCCAAACCGATAACAAACATGGATGTATAGTCGCTGTTCTTCTTTTTCTTACTTGCCGGATCAACAAGGAGATAGATTCTAAGGTTTTCTGTGGTCTGTACGCTCCAGGTCTGGAGCCATTCAATCTTGAAATTCTGTGCTTCATCAGCAACAGGGTTCTGCATCATCTGTGAAGCAAAAACATACGGGCCTAGTTCCTTGCGCTTCTGCTCGATTCGCTCTCGAGTAAGTAAAATCGGCTGGCCCTGGTCGTCGAAAACAGGATAAATCCGGGGTTTGACAACCTCCCGACGTAACATCTCCCCGTAAGTGTCATTAAAACTGTACCTCGTACCGATATACCTGGTCTTGCCACCCTCGGCCCCCAGGTTCCGGGACATTTCCCACGCCCTTGTCGTCTTCATGCACATCTCAGGGCTGGAAACACTGTCCAAAGTCACTACATCGTCATAAACAATCAGCCTAAAATGCCTACCTGTCGGCTGGCCATCCACCAATCCCCATGCCTCTACCGTGCTCTCCTTGGGGTTTATCTTACGCTTAACAACAATCCCCTCGTCTTCACTCCATTTCGGGGCCTCACTCGCAGGATTCGACCATAAAATGTCTGGAAATATCGACTTCAATAGCTCGTTACATTCAAACTCCCGCTTTATCTGCCTCAAAAAAGCCTTTGCCGTCGGCCTGTTGTAACTAAATAGCCCAACCGTTAAATCCGGCTCATTCAATATGTCCTGAATAGTCTTTCCATAAGTCAATATCGTGCTCTTGTAACCCTCACGGAACCATAAATCTAAACAGCCATCCGGCTCTGCCTGAATCTCCGTACACCGCTCATAAAGCCAATCACGGTTCACATCTTCCCTTTTAAAAATTACCGTAATTAAAAAAAAGAGGTCAGTTAAAGCCAACCTCCGATATAACGCCAACACCTCGCCCGTCTTCTGAGCTTCCTTCGTCCAAGCATCATACTGATTAGTAACTTCAATCCTACTTAACATTAGGCCCCTTCTTGTCCTTCTTGAAAACCCTCTCCCAATTACGACGGTATAAATCGCTAACCGGGATAACCTTTACGTCACTCATAAGAGCCCTTTAAAATATAAGACAATACCCCATGCACCCTATGACATCCGGGGCGGCCCCCCGGCGAAGGGGATACCCCCCTGCCTCTGCCCGTACCAATAAGCATCCTTTGTTCTCATTCACCTGTCGTCTTGGTGTTGGACCTGTCATTCTGTTTGCCTATGACCTATGCCTATGTCTTTTAAAATTGTTGTGCTCCAGGGCAAAAGGGGTTATGATTTGGCATCAATTTACCCTGGGAGTGAAACAGCAATAACCCCTCAAAACGGCCCCTACCTCCACTTTGACCCCTAAATAATTTAGATAGCAGACCCGATGTCCGATAAGAAACAAACTGTAAACTTGGGATCATACTTTTTTCTCGCTAAGTCATTGATATTGTTAGGTGGAGGGAATAATTAAATATTACGGACATCCGCTGTATCTTTATTACCACGGCTTTTCGCCTATTCGTCGGGTCTTGACGCATCTTCCCCTCCACTTTGGGGTACTTCCTCAATTTCAATTCTTCCGTTTTTCGAAGCCGCCCTCCTTGCAATTAAATCGACGGCAGCTTGCAATGGTTCTGATAAAGCGACGCCAACCCCGATATTTCCCGTTGTCTGTCCACGTTCCAGGCGTTCTTTGTCATACGCAATTCCATAATCGGTAAATCCTCTAGTCGAAATCATCTTTTTTATGTCGGTCTGGTCGATAAGCTCTAAGTACTTCAACCTAAAAGCTCTAAGGGCATTTGCTTCTTGGGTTTTAAAGGTTTCGAGTTCTTCTTGGGTGAAATTTCGGTGGATCATATCGTGTACTGTTGTCTTCGGGGAATTCATTGCTTTGGCTATCTCTCGTTCTGTCATTCCGGCAATTACCATGGCCTTTACTGTTTGGTCTTTTGTCTTTTTTGGTCGTCCACGTTTTAAAATCTTATTTAGTGGTTTTTGTGTCTTAACTGCTTGTGCCGTCATGTTTTTTCTTTCCGGGTTTTGTTACTTTGTTTGTATAGTTCGTTTCGGTTTCGCTTTGGGCTTCACCTGCTCTCAAGCCTACCGGCAGTAAGGTTTTGAATGATGATTTAATTGTAGAGGTGACATGAAAAGCTTGTCAAAGTGACGCTTAGAGGTGACGCTTAGGAGTGACGCTTAGAGGTGACGCTTGAGGGTGACAAAATAAAATATTTTCAATTATTTTTCATACAAGGCCATTTATTGAGCTTTTGCTTGCTAGATAAGACTTTACTGAGGACGGGAAAAAGAACATCGCTTTGTACCTTCCTCCGGCGCTATTCATTTTGTAGGTATAGTGGATAACTCCGCCCCGGAGATATTCGAGCCGTTTTCTCATACAGGCCCGTTTAGATTTCCCCAGCATCTTCGCCAGGGCCGACCAGCCGAATACGGCATTTTCCTCTAAATCGGGCATCATACCTTTCCCCCGATACCCTGGGCCATTTCGGTTAATTTACTGAGCGTTTTTTTTGCTTGTTCAGCCACTTCGGGACATTTGCTGCAATAGCGTTCTCCGTTAATTTCTATAAAATTGCTTTTCAATACTTCTGAATTACATTTCGGACATACCGTGAACGGATCCGCAATGACCGTGCTTTGATATGTTTTTCCTGGTGGTGGTTTATTTCCATTTCCTCCTTGCTTGCCAATTAGCGCTTCTGGATCATCTTCCCATCGAGCTTTTTTTATCCAGCGTTCAGGATCGGGCCATTCCGATGTAAACTGTCCCGTGTCATGGGCTTTTTGCCTGGCACGTTTTTGATTTTCAATCGCAGACAGAATTGCGTCGATAGATGGTAGCTGTCCGGTGTCCTCTGCTTTATTCCATTCAGCAAAGGCACCTTTTTTGGCTGTTTTTTTTGGATAGGAATTCCAGAAAGATTGAAATGCGTCCGAATAGACGCATAATGCTCTTTTATTCTTTAGTTTAGTTTTATTTAGTTTAGTTTGTGTATTATCGGGGGAGTTTATTCTTCTGTTGTGCTGCGTTTCCGATGTCGTTAATTCACTTACTTGTGAGTTTCCGGTGTCGGAAACGTATTTTTGTTCTATCTGTATAATTGTAATAATTGGGTTCAATCTCTTGTCATAAGCATCTTTTATGCTGTCTAAAACGTCACTCGATGCGATTACGGAGCCGGAAACCCACAAGTGACTGTGTATCTTCCCACTTTTTGCCATTATATTGAGCATATCAAGGCCGGATTCTTCGTCACATTTAACCTTGGAAAAGAAATACATCCGGTCGGATTCGTCTTTGATACAACAATGATGATCAGGGGTTGAACAAAGAAAGCGGATTACATTCGTAAAAAAACCAGTCCCTTTGCAGCCGTATTTACTTTCAAGAATAAAAAGAGTTTTCCCGTCTTTTACGTAAAAAGGAAAATAATCGACGGTGTGTTTCTCTGGTCTTGCCATATTCAACCCCTATTCATTTCTTTCGCCCAATCTTCTAACCATTCGCCCTTTATGACGGCTGGGGCATTATGGAATTGCAGTTCAGAAAATCCCTGTTTTTCCATCCAAACGAGAAATTCATCCTTATGCCTGAATTTATTCCAGATTTTATTGAAATCGCTGTTGGTTATTATTTGATCCATATTCATTTTCCAATCTCTTTAGCTTTGCAGTGAGTTCGTGTTTAATTTCTTTTAAATCAGCCATAGTCCACTTGATGATAGTTTGGGATTTGAGCTTTAGGCGGTCATATTCGGCCTGTCCTATTATCTCGATGATGGTGTCATGAAATGTCTCTGGTCGAAACTTCTGTAAACTGTGGCACTTACGACATAAAGTTAAATTGTTTTCTAGGTTGTATCTGGTGGCCTGTCCATGTGCTTTTTCGCGTATGTGATGGCTTTGTAAAAAACTATCTGATCCGCAATGTCGGCACGTTTTATCTCTGGTTTTTCCGCACTTCGCCCAGAGGTCTAGGATTGCTTTATCTAATTGCTTGCGGGTTGGTGATTTCAATATATCCACCCCAAAAGAGCTACGATAAGTCCGATTGCCACGCACGCTAAAGCTGCTAGAAGGTCACGGTTGAAGGTCATAAATGCTCCCTAATGATACCTATGAGTTAATCGCCAAAGCTGGTTGAAATGGTTCCATTATTTTATCGGCCTTACGGCGATTTTCTTCCTTCCAAAGGGGCTGCAAATTGTCCAATGCCCAACACCTTTTAAAATCAAAATCATTGATCGATGTAATATTAAAACGTGAAACAGGAATAATATGATCGATTTGCCATTCTGTGCAGTAATTTCCCCATGTCATTCCTTCTCTAAATTGTTTTTCAAGATGTTTTTTAAGATTATCGATTGTGTATCCGAGGATTTTTTCCAAATGCTTTCGCTCTCTACCATCTTTTAAATAAGAGGATATGCGTAAACGAAGCATGAAAGCATCATATGAATCTGGATTGTCTTTCTTTCGCGCATATCTAATTTTTTCATATTCTCTAATTTTATCTCGGTGCTGTATGTAGTATTTTTGTATTGTTCGCTTTCTCCTTACTTCCCACGGTTCGGATTTGTGTTTTCGTCCCATATCCTTACCCCCTAATGTTTCAATGATTTCAAAGGTAAACAATCCTCCCCCCAAGGTAAACTTGCCAAGAATGCAAAAATTTTTTATTGTTTGTGCAAAAGATCGCCAATGGTTTTCTCCTTATTGGCTTGAGCAAGCAACATACATCCAATGTCTTCTTTTAGGCCAAGGATGACATAGCGTTGAATAAGTTCAGAAACGGAAACGCTTTGAAGGGAGGCAAACTGATAGATGAAACCCTTTAGTTCCTCAGATCCAGTAAAAGTGATTTTTTCGGTTTTCTTGCCGCTATCGACTTCTATTATTGGTTTGCTGAAGTCCAATTTCATTTGGAGCATGCTTCAACCTCAAAAAAGTTGTAAATGCTTTAGAAATGGTTTAAAAGGGGGACATGGTATGGAGACCCGAACTATCGTTCAGGCTGCCCCCCTATTTTGTTGTGAAAGGAACGGTTATGAACAATCAAGAACTTGCTTCAACTTTTGCCATGCTCACGATCCAATTTTCTGCGATGAATCAAATCCTGATGGGGTTGCTGATGGTACTTGACCCCGCCGTGCTGCAATCCATCCAAGAGACGATTCAAACAAGGTACGACACTCTCGAAGCAGAGAGCGTGGATCATCATGCGACCGCTTTTGCACTTGCGCAGCTAGAGCTTGCCTTAAACGGCCCAGCTCCGAAAAAACGTTTTCAGGTTGTGACGGGAAAGAAGGATTGATGGTCATTGTTCTTTCTCCTTCGGAAAAGTTTGAAAATTATGATTATCCTTAATGATATTGAAAAATTTATTAACGAGCATGGTTCAGCCTCTATCCTAAGAGATAATATTGCTTTTGTTAGAGATCAATTTGCTGCACTTGAGCGAGAGAACGCGATTCTCAAGCAAAAGATTGTCGATCTTACGGCGGAGAATGAAGTTCTTAAAACGAAGATACAAAACCTTGAATTGATAATACGGAAATACGATGAAGACCGCACAAAAGTCAGCGAGCAATCGAAGAAGGGTCTTTCTCAAACGAAACTTGGGCGATCTTAAATGATTCATTCTTTCTCCTTCGGGTAGAGAAGCTCCATGCGACTCACCGCCCCGTTTGTGGCCTCCTCGATGCGGAGGGCTAGACGAGCAGATGGTTTACGACGGCCTTTTATAAGTTGTGAAACAAAGGGTGCAGATGCACCAATATGCCCGGCGAAATCTTTAAACGTGATGTCTTTTTTTCTGCAAAATTCTCTAATTGGGTGCATGGTTGGTATATTAGCGCATAGCTAACCTTTTGTCAAGGGGATTATTATCTTATGGCTAATTCGTCAATAACAACACAAAAGTTGCTTATAGGAGCAATGGGGAAATTTCAGTCTCAAAAGGAAATGGCGTCTGTTTTGGGCGTCACACCTACATATGTGCATGAAATAATTCATGGTAAAAAAGATGGAAAGAGTAGATTATTTGAATTTGCTGAAAAATTAGGAATAAATCTTTTCGATAAAACTGAGATTCCAGAACGCCGATATAAATTAATACCAGTAATCTCGTGGATCCATGCCGGTCTTTTTTCGGAATGTATAGATATATGGCCTGTTGGTGTTTCGGGGGAAGGTGAGCCAGTTCAATCTACAAAACAAACGGGTCCCAATACCTTTGGTTTAAAAGTAATAGGTGATTCAATGATGCCGAGGTATTTACCGGACGATATTATTATTGTTGATCCATCTATCAGATGTGATAATGGTGATCCCTGTGTAGTATGGCAAAAGGGAGAGTCAACATTTAAATTTTTTTATGAAACTGAAAAAGAAATAATTCTTGATCCAATGAACGAAAAACATAACCAAATTATTATAAAAAAGGATGAAGCCTCTGATTTTCGCGTAATAGGGAAAGTCGTTGATCATTATCCGGCCAGTCCAGTGCATAGGAAAATAAAAAAACGGAAAGAGTTGTAATAAAAAGGAGGTTATTTTATGAAAAAGATTTTATTATTTTCGATTTTCATATGTTCATTCATATTTCTAGGTTGTGGTGGTCAATGGGTAAATATCACACCGATAGACCCAACCTATTGCAATAACAAACAAGAAAACACCACTTATTTAAAAAATTACAGGATAGGAGAAATTAAATCATCCTTCATTGGGCAGGAAATTGTTAAAGTTAAAGAATTTATTAATGAGCGAAGTTCATATATAGAAAGTTTTATCGCCCCGGCCAATATTATTATTGACGCTAGATGGAAACTAGATAAATATGAAATTGAAATTGAAGCAAATAAAAAATATCAAACAAATGGTGGATTTATCACTG